GTAAAGTCTATGCCAAGAATAGTTAGACCCTGAATCTCCATTAAATCGTATTGATATTGATGCTAAACCATCATTTTTTGCTAAAGCCCTAATTTGTAAATTAGTATAAGTCTGTGGAATAGAACTAAATGTAATGGTTGATGAACCAGAAGAACCAACCTCAACCATAGCAATAGGATCCATATCACCAAGGGATGCTGGAGTCACTGAATTAGATGCGCTAGATGCTGGAGATGTACCTGTGCTGTTTGTTGCTGTTACTGTGAAAGTATACGCAGTACCATTTGTTAAGCCCGAAACTGTTATAGGCGAAGATGATGCTGTTCCTGTAATTGATCCAGGGGATGATGTCGCTGTATATGTTGTAGGAGTTCCACCAGTTGCTGCTGCAGTAAAGGTTACAGTCGCTGCTGCTTGACCACCTGTAGCAGTGCCAATGGTTGGAGCATCAGGCACGTCAGCAATAGCGGTACCAGACTTGGTGATACCTGATGCATTTGCTCTTTTAATATTAGCCATGATTATCCTTATATCTTAATTAACTACTGGTGCTACTAGACAGATTTTACCGTCATCTTGTAAATAACAGTTTGGGTTTATTTCTTGAGCCATACTTAATGCTTCTTCTTGAGTAAGTTCTTGTACATTATAATTTGATAATTCTGTTAAATTAACATTATCTGAAGCATATCCAATAATATCAAAATCTCCAACTCTTATTGCACCTTCTGCCCAACCACCATTGTTTCTAATAGTTTCCTCAGGAGTAACACCCTCTTTTGCACCTGGTTTAAAGTAAATAGACCATTTTAAATACTTCATTGAATTTCCTCTATTTCTTTTTTATGAATTTGTAAAGTACCTACCTGACGTAAAGCATCTAATGCTGCCCAACCAACTTTGCCATCTGAACCAATAGCCTCAAGTTGTGCTTGACGAGTAAGACGAGCAGACCAATATTCTGGTTGAGAATTTTCTAGTTGTTCATAAGAATATTTAATAGGAAATGATTCCCATATTTGAATTAAATCATCTAGTTCTCTTTTAGCACCCATCATAACTAACTGAGTTTGATTTAACCCAAGTTCTTTTATTTCAGCATCAATAGCATCTATTTCATCACCCGTTGCTTTTAATCTATCTATTTGAATTTGATTTTTTTTCATTTCTAAAGTAACTTGTTGAATTGTATATATTAACTGTTGAATTTCCAGTAAACATTGTTTATATTTTTGTTCATCAATATCATGTTGTCCAACTACAAATTTTTCTAATTGAAAACGAGTACGAGGTTTTTGTATTTCTTTTAATGCAGTAAATATAGGGTGTTCTGGTTTTAAAACTTCTGGTAAATTATGCGACATAAGAAACTCCCGCTCCATATCCATTTCCTGCTGATAAAGTAGCGGAAATATTAGCATTTGTTTCGTTTGTATAGTCTAGTTTTTGAATTGTAGATACAAAACTAGTGCCATTATATCCACCCATAGTAAAACCATATCCCCCAGATTTGTCATTACTTGCTGTTGCGCTTGCTTGACCTAAAGCAACCGTTAAAGTTGCAGATAAAGTTGACGTAGTTTCATTACTATAATTTAATTTCCAAATAGAACTATAAGTTGACTGTGATTGCGTTGCTCCACCAGCCCAATATCCAGCAGTTCCACTATATGACATACCACCCTTGCTTTCAGCAGCAACAGGAGCAGTTGCAGACAATCCTGACCGAGTTTCATTAGAATAAGTTAATTTATCTATTGTGCTATAAAAAGGAGGATAACTAGCATTTCTTCCCATAGTTGTATAACCCGCTGTTGAACCATTGCTCATACCCACTCTTAAAAATCCATTACTGCCAGTTGTTGTGCCAAGTGTTGATGTTGTGTCGTTTGAGTAAGTAATTTTTTGATAACCGTTGCTTTGGGTAGAAGTATTATCATTATATCCATTAACAATATAACCAGCAGTTGTAGTGTTATTTATTCCACCCGCTTCACGAACCGCATTACCTAAAGAATTACTTAATGTCGATGTAGTTTCGTTAGAAAATAATAATTTATAAATTGTTGTTGTTGCTGGATCATTTGCTCTATTGATATAGCCGCTAGTTCCGTTATTAGTAACGCCAGCGTTTGATCTACTTGTACCACCTAAAGTTGCAGACAAAGTAGTTCTAACTGGAGTAGATTCAAATGTTACTTTTTCTATAGCATTTGTTGGATTAGTTGGATTAAATCCACCTGCCAAATAACCAGCACTAGGATCTGTTGGTGTAACTGAATTGCTTGCAGCAGACTCTGCACCTGTTGCTGTTGAATTTGTTCCTTTTACTTTAAAAGTATAAGAAGTACCTGCAGTTAAACCAGAAACTGTAATTGGACTTGTTGCAGAAGTACCTGTAATAGAACCAGGTGTACTAGTTGCAGTAAAGGTTGTGACAGCACCACCAGTAGCAGCAGCAGTAAAAGTTACTGTTGCCGAAAACACTCCAGTTGTAGCAGTACCAATGGTAGGCGCATCAGGAACGTCAGCAATGGGGGTATTACCCGCCATGACGCTCTTTAATGAAACCTTGTTAGTGATAGTCACTACTTTATCCTAACTAGTTTTTAAGAAATTTCGCTTCCGTATGCTGAAAATGACATTGTGGCTGAAGAGCCATAAATGCGAATTCTATCTCCTGTTGCAAGAGTTAATCCTACTGTTAAAACTGTAGTGTCTGATGCAGCAACAGTTGCTCCATAAACAATCCAGTGTTTTGCAGTAGCGCTTGAACCTGCATCAGCAGATGGCTGAACTGCAATACGATAAGTAGCAGCAGATGCTGCTTGGTTAGTAATTACCAGGGAAGATACAACCGCAGATGTTGCAGATGGCACTGTGTAAAGAGTGCTTTCGGTTGTAGCGCCAACTGTAGCAGTTGCTACCTGGCCTAGAATTTTATACGCTGTTGCCATGAGACTCCTTCGAAGGGGATAAGCATAGGTTAATTGGTACAGGAAGAGTATGTGGGCTAAAGTGTCCCTATGAATTTGGTGCAAAAATCGGTTTCTCAAGGGGGCAAATTAGTTCCCCTAATTCTACCTCACTCAACTACCTTTGGTATGGGTTTAATGAATCCATCAATTTTTGTTGATGATGACGGAGATATTTTAGTAAATATTCGTCACGTAAATTACACCCTATATCATTCAGAAAAAGATCAGCGATTCTTTAGTCCTTGGGGACCACTCTCATATCTACATCCTGAAAAAGACCAACGACTAGTTACGACCAACTACCTAGGCCGTCTTGATAAGGAGTACAACCTAATCAATTTCACTAAGGTTGATTACTCTAAGTTAGATGTTCCATCTCTCTGGGAGTTTGTTGGCGAAGAGGATGTCCGCATCACTCAGTGGGATGGCAATTACTATTTGATTGGTGTCCGTCGTGATACCACGACCAATGGCCAAGGTCGCATGGAGTACTCCAAGATCGAGTTAGATAAAACTACTTGGACAGCCACAGAGGTCCAGCGAGTACGTATTCCGCCCCCTGTAGATGTTAACTCTTACTGTGAAAAGAATTGGATGCCGATTCTTGATAAGCCTTATCACTTTGTTAAATGGGCTATGCCTACTGAGGTTGTTTGGGCTGATCCTGATAAACCTGAATGTAAGCAGGTACTGGTAAAAGAAACTCCGCCGATTTCTCCTGATCAACGTGGTGGTACAAATGTAGTTGCTTGGGGCGATTATTATATTGCCTTTACTCATGAAGTTAGATTATGGAAAAATTATTTAAATCAAAAAGATTCTACATATCGTCATCGAATGGTTGTCTGGGATAAAGAATTTAATTTTGTAGGTGTCACATCTGCCTTTGCATTTTTAGATACTCCAATTGAGTTTTGTGTTGGAGCCGCAATATTAAAGGGCAAATTATTATTAAGTTTTGGTGTTCAAGATAATTGTGCCTTTGTTCTTGAAGTACCTAAGAAGGTCATAAATGAAATGATTACGGAGTCCATGTCTTATGGAAATTAAAGAACTAACTTTAAAACTGGCTGAAAATCCATCTGATGTTAATAGTAATTTTGAGTTGGCTACTGCTTATGAAGAGCAGATGCAATATGCATCCGCTGCTGGGTTCTACCTAAGAGCAGCAGAGTACGGCTATAAAACTCATCCACTAATTACCTATACATCGCTATTAAAGATGGCGTTGTGTTGGGGTGCTCAAGGAGATAGAAATAAGACCGTCTACAACAACATCATGCAGGCTATTGCATACTTACCAAATAGACCAGAGGCTTACTTTTTATTGTCAAGAATTAAAGAACGAAATAAAGAGTATCAGGAGTGTTATACCTACTCTGAGTTAGGGCTGTTATTTGCTACTACCACCTACAATCAACCACTGCCAGGATACGTTGAGTACAACGGATCATACTGCTTGCTATTTGAGAAGGCTGTTGCTGGTTGGTGGATTGGGCGCAAAGATGAAAGTAAGATTCTATTCCAGCACCTACTAGATGATCACAAGATGTCTCAAGAGTATGTAAATGGATGTCTTAACAATCTGAAGTTGTTTAACTAATGTTTCCTAATTGGTTTAAAGATGTAGAGAAGTACTTTAGACATGTGCCAAGTGTTCCACTTCGTGCACTGCAGATCGGCACCTACACAGGGGACGCTACGGATTGGCTAGTTAATAACCGAGAGATTGAATACCTACATGATGTT